TTTCTCGATCCACGTCTTCGGCGTCGTAGCCGTTGCCGGAGATGGCCTCGGACCGGCTCATGAGGCCCGCCCGGATGGCCAGCTTCATGGCGTTGAATTCCTTTTGCGGATCGACCCAGCTCCAACCCTGCGGGATCCACTTGGCCGACTGGTACTGCCGTTTTTGCTGACGGTATCCGGGCAAGTCGATCGCACCTTCGAGCACTGCCTGGTCCATCCAGGCACGCCAGATCGGTCGACACAGCTGGTGCACGATCACGCCGTGCTGCAAGGCCTCGCAGCGGCGCCGGAATTCCAGCAAACCCGCTCGGATCGAGGAGTAATTCACCTGAGTGAGATCGCCGGTGAGCATCTCGTAGGTGATGCCCATGGCGGCCGCCACCGCACGGAACTGCTGGCGCATGAATTCGGCGTAAGAACTGCCGACATCGGCAGGCGCCGAGAACTTGATGTCCTCACCCGGCTCCAGGATTTGCAGCGTGCCGGGCTCCATACCGGCCATGGCCACGCCATTGGCATCGGCCGCCGACTCACCCATCAGGTTGTCCTCCGGAGCCATGCGGGTGATGAAGCCGGCAAACATGGCGGCCGTTTTCTTGCGCACCAGTTCGGCGTCGTCGTACTGATCGAGTTCGTTCAACTTGACCAATGCGCGTGTCAACCACGGCTCGCCACGGATCTGGCCGGGACGCAACGGTCTGAACAGGTGGATCACTTCACTGGCTTCCACCCGCACAGTGTCCATGCCACCGCCGCTGGCACTGCTGGACATCGGCGCCAGCAGTCCATCATTGGGGTGCGAGCGATACAGGTGGTAAGCCATCCGGCGACCCAGTCGGTCGAATTCAATGCCAGATCGGACGACATTCCCGCCGGGCAAATCGCGGTTCATGGTATTGGGCAGATGTTCGGCCTCCAGCACCTGGATCTGCAGCGCCACCGGCAGACGATCTTCGGTACGCCGGTAGCGCAGTCGAACAATGGTCTCGCCGCCTTCGAGCATGGCGCGCGTGACCAGCGCCTGCAGACCGTAGAAGTCGGTCAGCCCGGCGGCATCGGCGTGCTCGCACCAGTCCCACCACAAGCTGTGGATCGCCTCGCGCGTGGCCTGGTCTGGCACCATGCTCTGAGGCTTGATGCCGGTGCCGATGGCGTTGGCCACAAAAGCTTCGATGCCAGCCGCTGCCCAGGCGTTACGACGCACCAGGTCACGGCTCTTGGCGCGCAGTTCGTCTTGGGCCAGCGACAGGGCGGCCACTGCACCCGGGTTGCTGGGCATCCAGGCCAGCGCACGGCGGCCACCGCCAGTTCCGTCATAGACAGGGGTGCCGCCGAACATCCGGCGACGGAGATTTTTGAGCCAGGCCATCAGAGTGCCTTGCTGGTGGTGACGCGGATCTGGCGCGATTTAGCGGCACCGGATTCACGAGCCATGGTGGCTTCGACCTCGGCAATCGCCGCCTTCAGATCGGCCACGCTGCGGTACTCGATGCTTTTGCCGTCGTAGCTCACGCGGTGTTCGCCGCAGGCCAGTGCGTCGCGCAAGGCCTGCAGGTGTTCTGGGGTGTAAGTGGTCATCAAGTCATCCAACGGCTGCGCACCACGCGCCGTGCGGGCGCTGGCGTGCTGCCAGAAGTGCTGAGGCCACCGTCGAACTTCTGTTCTTGGGTGGCCTCGGGTGTTGTGATTTGTTGGGCGTTGAGCGGAGGGCCAACGCCGAGTTGTTTTTCCAATTCGATCCAGTGCCGGTCTTCAAACCTGTCCAGACCCGCAGCGGCAGCGGCCGCTCGGGCGTAGACGTAGCAGTCCAAGGCCTCGTTGCGCTCGCGCATCTTTTGCCATTCGCGGTGTGCAAAGCCGTTGCGGTCGCGCCGGGTGATGAGCTGCTCGGCACAGAGCTGCTGCAGGTACTCTGCATCAACCTTGGGCAGGTGCACAAAGCCGGCCGGGTAAATCGGCGTGGTGCCGTCTTCGGCCACCTCGGCGCTCTTCCTCAGGTTGTTGTAGAACTCCAGCTTGGCGATGCCACCCGCCACCGGGAACACTTTGATGCCCCGGCGCAGCTTCTTGCCACTGGCCGTGGCGTCCACCGCCGTCGGGGTGCCAATCAGCGCCGCGCCACCGCCAATACCCTTGATCGGCATGAGCCGCGTGTCGCGCACGCTGCGCACGAACGCATAGGCCTCCTGTGTGGCGTAACCGGTATCGAGCGCAATGCGCGCCAGGCTCAGCTGGCAGCCACTGCTATGGGTCCAGGTTTCGCCCATTAACTTGGCCAGCGATGACCACACCTCGGTGCGGGCCGTATCGCCCATCAGCACCCGGTGCTCGATGAGCCAGGATTCCTTGCCCCGCCCGTAAGCCCAGATCGAGACTTCAATCCGGTCCTTCTGCACGTCGGCCCCAGCAGTCAGCAGCAAGCCACCCGCGGGCACGCTGCCGATGCGGTAATCCTCCCTCCGCTCCAGCAGGCGCTGCCAGTCCGGCGCCTCGCCTTCCTCGACCCAGGTCTCACCGAGCTCGGTGTTCTTGAAGGTCTTGATGGCGGAGGCCGATCGGGTGTCGGACATGGCGGCTGATTCCCAGGCCCGGGCAATGTCTGCCCAACTGCGCCAACCCACCGGGCTGTACAGGGATGACAGATGAAAACCCGCCGTGCGTCCTGCACTCTCTGGCGCACAGGCTTGCCACTGGCCGTGGTCCAGCATCCAGGTCTTGTGGTGCTCGGCGATCGGTTGGTTGCAGGACTCGCAGATGTAGGCCACCGTTTCCGGTTGACCCCGTTCCCAGCGCAGCTGCTCAAACCGAAGCCACTGGCGGTGCTGGCAGTGCGGGCATGGCACGAAGTAACGGCGCTGGTCCGAGGCTTCAAACTCGCGGTCAACGGCACTTGCCCCGGCAATCGTCGGGGTGGAGACGATCAGGATCTTGCGCCGGGCAAAGGTGCGGGTGCGCGCCTCGGCCAGCGAAATCGCGTCACCTTCACCCTCCACATCCAACGGGTAGCCATCGACCTCATCGAGGAACAGGTAGCGCACCGGCATCGAGCGTAGACCCACCGCACTGTTGGCACCGGTCATCACCAGCACACCACCGTGGAATTCCTTGGCGAGGATCGTGTTGCCCGAGTCGCGGCTGCGCGCCGGTGCAATCCGTTCCTGGATGGCAGGGCTTTCTTCGATCAGTGCGTCGATCCGCTGCTTCGACGCCCGCTTGGCCATCTCCACAGTGGGCCATACCGCCATCATCGGGCCCGGTGCGTGGTGAATGACGTAGCCCACCCAGTTCAGTCCCAGTTCGGTGCCGCCGACCTGCGCACCTTTCATGAACACCACTCGCTCGATCGGTGACATGGGCGACAAGCAATCCATGATCTCGCGCAGATAAGGCGTGCGACTGGTGCGCCAGCGCCCGGGCTCGGAGGCCGCCTTGCTGGAGAGCACCCGGTGCTTGTCGGCCCATTCGGATACCGTGAGCAGCGGGTCGGGCGTGAGGCCCTCGCGCCAGGCGCGCTCGATGGCGTCCCAGCCTTCGTAATAGAGATCGTCCATGATCAATCAACCTTGGCCTGCAAGTCGCCCAGGTCCTGCAGTTGCTGGCGCACGGCAGCGTCCAGCGCCACATGCAAGACGTGCGCATCGACGCCCAGCCCTGCGGCCATCTGCGAAGAGATGCGTGCTGGCCAGTTGAGCCAGGCATCGCGCTCAGCACGGGCCAACTTGAACACATGGGCCACGGCCTGTGACCGATCAACCAGTTCGCCCTTCAATCGGGCCAGGCGCACCTTGTTGGTCTGTGCCTTGACGACTTCGTTGACGGTGCGGGCTTGCAGGAGTGACGTGCCGCCACTCGACAGGGCTGGTGTTGGTACTTCTGGCGCTTCCCGTTGCAGGCGCGTAGGCGTTGCTGCGGCAGCCTGAGGAGTCTCGCGGGCAGGTGCGGAAACCTGCGGAGCCAGTTTGTCACTGGCGACATCTACCACCGACCGCCGGGTCGGTGTGGTGTTAGCTGCCCACTGGGCATCGGCCACCACCGGATCGATGGTGCCGTCCGGCAGCGGCGTAATGCGCCCGGTGTCGATGGCCTTCTTGACGGCCACATGCGACACGCCTCTGTGGCGCGCGTAGGCGCGAATGGACAGTCCCATGGTGTTGATCTACTCAGTGCAAGTGGGTGGCCTCCGATGTGCTGGGTTTTGCGGCAAAGGCGAGTGAATCACCCGGGATAAGAAAGAGCTTGGCTTCTGTGGCGCACAGCGCGTCAATCACATCGTCCTCAACGCAACCGGCAATCGAAAGGCCAAGACGATGAAGAAGCAAAACCCCAAGGCCATCCAGGATCTGTTTGAAAAGATCGCACTCGATCACCTTTTCATCCAGACCCTGGAAACCCAAATGAGCGACCGCCTCGACTTTCATGAGGTCAGCGTCTGGGGCGTCAAAAGCGCCCTGCAAGCTGCCTTTGAAGCAGGCCGCATGGCTGCCACGCAATCTCCCACCCACACAAACCGCGCTTGAAAGGATCTACATGACCACCCAACTCACACCCGCACAGCACGCCATCCTGGACCACGCCCATCGGCACACCGAAGGGAAGATCGAATGGTTCCCTGACAACATCAAGGGCGGCGCGCGCCAGAAAGTGATCGACGGCTTGTTCAAACGCGCCCTGATCACCTACGACGGCAAGGACTGGTTCCTGGCCGCAGAGGGCTACGAAGCACTGGGTGTGCCACGCAAGGCGCCCCTGAGCGCCCAAGCCATCGACGCGGTCATCGAGACAGCGACAGCTGTGAAACCGCGCACCCGAGACAACAGCAAGCAGGCTCATGTGATCGCCATGCTCAAGCGTCCAGAGGGTGCAACGATCGAACAAATCTGCGAGGCCACTCAATGGCAAGCCCACACGGTCCGGGGAACGTTTGCCGGCGCCTTCAAAAAGAAACTCGGCCTGGAGATCACCTCGACGAAGGAGACTGGTGGACAGCGGATTTACCGCGTCGCCTGAACAGGAGCCAGGATATGAAAACAATGACCATCACGATCGAGCGAAAACCCCTGACCATCATGTTCGATGGCCAGCAGGTGCAGGTTGAAGAGTTGAGCATCCGACTGCCCTTTGGACGCAAGCCCTCAGACATCAACGACATCGCCGCCACGGGTGATTACGTGGTCTACGTCACCGAAACCAGGACCATGACGCCGGAGGAGTTCGACGGCTTTGCCATGAACCTCTACAAGTCACGCGACTGGCTCAGGGGCAAGGGCGGCTACTTCATGAAGGGCCGGCTGTGCGTGGAAGTCCACGCGCCAGGTCGACCCTTCCTGTATGTGGATCCGAGTGGAAGCGACTTTGGTCGGTACGTTGCACGTCTGGGCTAGTGGCTGCAGAGCCACGCAGTCCGACTTTTTCAATCAACGCCTTGGCTTTGATTGGGAACAGCGCGTCAATGGAGTCATCGCCAACACAGACACGGAGCCGATCATGATCACCACCCACATCCCTGCCACCCAAAACGAAGCCTGGGGCTTTTGGGGCACGATGAATGATCAAGCCGAAGCCGCCTGGCCGATTGCGATGACCGCGATCTCGGACGCCACTTACCAGCCCCTTGAGTCGGTCCGAGCCTTCCTGGACAGCCGCCACGGCCGACACTTTGCCGACGATGTTCTCAACGGCCTGCACGCCGGATCGGACCTGCCTGATGCGATCCACGCCGCCACCCAACGCTGGATGGGCTGGACCATCGGTCGCCTGACCAGCAAGCAGCACGGCATTCCCAAGGGCCTGCCCTACCTGACGGGCTTTGTGATTCACTGCGAGATCGTCGAGGAATCACAGGCGGTTTGACGCACCCGCAGGGCTTCAAAGCCCCGGCGCAGTGCGTAGCTACGTACGATCGATACGACCGTGAAGATCAAGCCGATCAGCATGTTCTCGGTGACGGTCACAACCAGGCCGAACAGCGGGAACACCACCACTTGAGTGATGACCGCCACGCCATAGCCCACCAGGACATTGGCCAGCGACTCAGCCAGGGACATCAGACGCGACTGCTTCATGCGGTCACCTCCGCGTTATCCCCTGCGACATTGACGACACCGGCCAGGTCGTTGAACTTGACCGCGTCGGCTTCCCTATAGGCTTCCTGCCCACTCCAGTCCTGCCAGCGGCGCACGATCACGTCCACGTACTTGGGGTCGAGTTCGATCAGCCAACCAATGCGCCCGGATTTTTCTGCGGCAATCAGAGTGGTGCCAGATCCGCCAAACGGGTCCAGGACGATGTCGCCCGGTCGGCTGGAATTGCGGATCGCGCGCTCAACCAACTCCACCGGTTTCATGGTCGGGTGCAGGTCGTTCTTCTGCGGCTTCTTGATGTTCCACACGTCGCCCTGGTCGCGGTCACCGCACCAGTGGCGGTTCTGTCTCTCGGGCCAGCCATACAAGATGGGCTCGTACTGGCGTTGGTAATCGGCGCGGCCGAGCGTGAATGTGTTCTTGGCCCAGATGATGAAAGTGGACCATTTGCCACCGGCAGCGCGGAACGCGGACTGGAGGGTGTCCAACTCGCTGGACGACATGGCGATATAGGTCGCCCCGGCACAGCGCTCCAGCATCGGCATCAAGGCCGCCAGCAGGAAATCGTAGAAGCCATCACCCAGGTTGTCATTCAGGATCGGGCGGTCCTTGCCGCGCATCTTGTCCTTGGCGCTGTTGGCGTAGTCGACGTTGTACGGCGGGTCAGTGAACACCATGTCGGCCAGGGCATCCGCCATCAGCAACTCGTAACTCTTGGGATCGGTGGCATCGCCGCACACCAAGCGGTGATTACCCAGCTCCCAGACATCGCCAGGACGTGAGATCGGAGTGACAGGCACCTCGGGAACGGCATCGTCATCCGTCTCGCCATCGGCGGTGGTTTCCTCGCCAGCCATGATCTCGGCCAGGGCGTCGGCATCAAAGCCGGTGATGTCCAGGTTGAAGCCATCTTCCTGCAAGGACTGCAGCTCGATGCGCAGCATGGCGTCGTCCCAGCCGGCGTTTTCTGCAATGCGGTTGTCCGCAATGATGAGGGCTCGTCGTTGGGTGGGGGTTAGGTGATCAAGCACGATCACCGGCACAGTCTCCAGCCCCAGCTTTTGTGCAGCGGAGACGCGCCCATGGCCAGCAACAATCACGCCGTCAGAGCCAGCCAGAATCGGATTCGTAAAACCAAACTCGACAATGCTGGCTGCGATTTGCGCAACCTGTTCATCGGAGTGGGTGCGGGCATTTCTGGCATAGGCAATCAGCTTTGCTGTGGGCCAACGCTCGATGTGTGTGGACAACCAGGGTTCAGACATGGGTGGGTTCGCTTTGTCGTTGACGAGCGACCACCTCAAAGGCATCGCCCGTGGCAGCCAAGGTGACTGGCACGCCAGGGAAGTTCTGCTGGAAACGGATCAGGGCTACATCGACGTACTCGGGCGCGATTTCGACCGCACGGCCGATGCGTCCGGTGCGCTGGGCGGCCATCAGCGTGGTGCCGCTGCCGCCAAAGGGCTCAAACACGATCTCGCCTTCATCGGTGTAGGCCTCGATGACCTCGACCGGCAGCGTCACCGGGAACACCGCCGGGTGATCGATGTCCTTGCCGATCTTTCCTTTGTGGCGCATGACGCGGATCACCGAATCCGGGATGCGGTGGTCCTGCGTGGGTTGGCCCGCAGCGGTCCAGCCGTTCACCTGGCCATCCTTGCCACGCATCGCGGTCGATGAGCCGTCGGCGCGCAGGTGGGTTTCCTGGCCGGCAAACTTACAGGGCACCGTCTTGTTGGGCTTTCGTGTCTGGCGGTTGAAATGGAAGATGAATTCGAAGCTGGGCGCTAGGCGTCCTTGCCAGTCGCCCGGCATGCCCGGCCCCTGATCCCAGACGTACCAGGCAAAGCGCCGCCAGCCTTGGCTACGCATCCACTCCAGCCACTGGTCCCAATACGGGATGAACTCGTTGTCGCGGTGGATGAGCCCGAGATTGACCATCACCTGACCGCCGTTCGCCATCGGCACTTGAGCAAACACGCCACGCATCAGGCCATCCCAGTCGGCGATACCGCCGGAGGTGTAGTCGCGCTGGTTACCGTAGGGCGGTGATGTGAAACACAGACTGGCCTGCTCGCCCTGCATCAGGGCGGCGATCACCGTCGGGTCGCTGGCATCGCCGCAGATCAGGCGGTGCGGGCCAAGCTGCCAAACGTCACCGGCGCGCGTGATGGCCTGCTTGGGTGGTTCTGGCACATCGTCGTCTGCTTCGGCATCCGATTCATCATCGGCATTACCCGCTTCAGATTCGCTCAAGTCAGCGAGCATCTTGGCCAGTTCGTCATCGTCGAAGCCGGTCAGCAGCAGGTCGTAGCCTGCCTCCGAGAGTTCCGCCAATTCCAACGCCAGCAGTTCATCATCCCATCCGGCATCCAGCGCAAGGCGGTTGTCGGCGATCACGTAGGCGCGCTTCTGCGCGGTGGACAGGTGGCCGAGTTCAATGACCGGGACTTCGGCCAGCTCCAGCTTGCGCGCGGCAGCCAGACGACCATGGCCAGCAATGATGCCGTTGTCGCCATCGATAAGCAGCGGCGAAGTCCAGCCAAACTCCACGATGCTGGCCGCGATCTTGGCAATCTGGGCCGGCGAATGCGTCCTGGGGTTTCTGGCGTACGGCAGCAGCGCATCGATCGCGCGGTATTGGATCTGAAGGTTTGGCGTCATGGGATGCAAAAACCCGCCGAGCGTTGCCGCCGGGCGGGTTGGAAATTTTGAGGGGGTGGTAACTGTCTTGGGCGGTGGTAACCGCAGGCCGGTAACCTGGCCGGGTGGTAACCTGTTTTTGTGGTCAGACGCTATCGAAATCTCGCGCTGTTGCCCCCCGCATAGCGGAGGCGACCGGAAGGACCCATCGAATCTGTGTCGGATGCGTCAGAGATTTGATGTGATCTGCGACTTGCGCTTCTTTCCTGACCGTAGCCGAAACTCTACCCTCAAATCGGCTCTCATGCTGCACACCCAAAAACCGCCCATGGGTGCGCGTTGCAACTGATTGATGCTCACACACGACCAAAGACATCAGAACACCCTGCGTCGACGCTGGTAAGAGGTTTGATCACGGACATTGCCGTAGGAAATATTGCCAGCATCAACAACTGCACGATCAACCAAAGTTGAGCCTGTACGCCACCAACTCCATAAGCCGGTGCCAGCGCCGGGAGGCCGTGTTGCGGTCACAGGCAAAGCGCCTGCCGATTTGCTGCCACTCGTAGCGGTTGGCGCGCATCCACACCAGATGCCGTTGCTCTACCTCCAGCCACTGCACCCATCGCATGGTCTCGAGCATCCGCTCCACGGCTTGTGGACTGGGTGGCATGGTCCGGTACAGCCGATCGGGGTCGGGATAGCGCTCAGGCACCTGCATGGCCAGTGTCATCCAGGGGTTGAAGTAGCCGCCAGGCCTGACACGGGGCAGCTTGTGTGCGGTATCGGCAGCGTCGGCAAAGCGAGCGGCGACTTCGTCAGCCGTCCAGTCAGTTCGGGTGTCAGCCATGGCGCTTGCCTCCATCGCCGTACAGACGTTCGCCGAGACGACGCACGAACTGCTTTTCGATCCAGTCCAGGCGCTCGTCCTGTTCCGAGACCACCAGGATGTGGTCGTTGCGCCAACCCTCGCGTTTGACGGCGTCCAGGTCCGGCGTGGTGGGCTGCAAATTGCCCAGAGGGCAACGGTAGCGGTATTGGGGCACTTTCATGTCACACCCCCTCCGTGGCCAGTTCACGGGCCAGGTACAGCAAGGCGATGGCGTCAGCCTCGTTGTCGTCGGCCGGAGCGTGGCCACGGGCACGGACGGATGCCACCATCTCACCCTTGCTGGCGTTGCCCTTGCCGGTGGCGTGCTTCTTGATCGTGCCGACCGGGATGCCCTGGTACGGGATCTGGTGGTGCTCGCACCAGGCGGTCAGTTGGCCCATGAAACCGCCATAGGCGTGCGCAGCATCGACACCGACGTGGCGCCGGACTTCTTCAAAAACCACCTGGTCGATGCCGTCATTGCACTGCTTGATGTCGGTGAGCCAACGCTTGAACCTCAGAAAGCGCATGCCGCCGCCTTCGAAGCGTTGGGATTTGAAGGATTGGCTGCCACTGCTGATGCTGCCGTCGCGGCAGGTCAGTGCCCAGCCGGTTGTGGTGCCCAGATCGAGGGCGAGGATGGTCGTTGTGTTCATGTTGTCAGTCCTTTTTTGATCGGGTCTGACGCAGCTGACACGGCTTATCGATACCCTCCGTGAGGCGCGCGCACACGCGCACGCGTAAGAGTTACGACAAACTGCGTCAGCTGCGTCAGACCGCGTGGTTTTCATGGGGGTCAGTTGTCCGCGTAGGGGGTGTAGGCTGGCGTCGGCGGGTGTTTGAGGCCAATACCCTGGAACCCGCGCACGCCCAGCCCGTTGCGCCATTTGTCCAATCCGCGCGTGATGAGCAGATCGGAGAAGCGGCGTTGTGCGCCGACAAACTCACCAGCGGCTTCAGCCCACTGTTTCCAGTCGTTGAACAACTCGGCGGTCAGCGACTTGGCGTTGGCCTCGCGCACGCAGCGTTCATCGAGCCAGCGACCCAGTGCGTCCTCGGCTTCGAAATACTCCTCGGTCGCTTCGACCACACGCTGCGGCGGGGCCAGCCGTCCGTGGCGCTGCCAGTCGAGACAGCCCTGCACGGCCCACGCGAGGATGCCGTCACGTTCGGCCAGGAGCTTCTGTTGCAGGTTCTTGTCGCGGCGCTCGGGCGGCACGGTGACCGTGAAAGGGATCAGGTGCAGCCTGCGTTTCATCGCCTCGTCGATATTGCGAATGGCGGGCTTGTGGTTGCCCGCCACGAACAACTTGAACTGCGGGAAGAACTCGAAGAAGTCCTGGCGCATGAAGCGGGCAGAGATCTTGTCGCCACCGGTGAGGTTCTTGAGCTTGGACTCAGCCCAACGTTTGCCCTGTTCAGTTTCGATGGCCGCCACGAAGCGCGCGCCGCGCAGTCCCGCCATATCGGTCGGGTGCCGGTCGGTGCGCGTCTCCATGAAGGTGTCCATCGGCGCATTGGTCGCGTAATCGCCCAGGATGGTGGCCAGCGTGTTGACGAATACCGACTTGCCGTTCGCGCCTGTGCCGTACAGGAAAAACAGCGCGTGCTCTTGCGTCGACCCGGTCAGCGCGTACCCGACCATACGTTGCAGGTAGGACTGAAGTTCCTTGTCGCCACCCGTGACCTCGTCAATGAACTGCCTCCAGGTCGGGCAGTCGCCGCTGGGCGTGGCTGTGGTGATCTTGGTCATCCGGTCGGCGCGCTCGTGCGGGCGCATCCGGCCTGTCTTGAGATCGACCACACCGCCCGGCGTGTTGAGCAGCCACGGATCAGCATCCCATTCGTCGGTGGTGGCCGCGTGCCTGCGATCAGCACGCGCCAGGCGCTCCACACCGCCGACCGTTCCTGCGCTGGCCAATTTGGCAGCGACCTTGGGGTTGTCGGCGCGCACAGCCGTCTGGCGGCAGACGCTGCGGATCAAGTCCGTGGCCGCCAGCGTGTCCTCGGTGCGCCAGCGTTGCCCGTCCCAGACCAGCCACTTGCCCCAGCCGGACACGTAGCGCCAGTCGCGGTGGTAGCGGCGCGTGAAGGACAGCGCCAGCGCGTCCTCCGTACCCCAGACGGATTCGTCACTGCTGACCACCGGATCAACGTCATCGGCCACGTCGTGCATCTGCAGGCGCGGCCCGTGGGTGAGGAAGGTGGCGACATCGAAGCCCTCGGCGATGGCGTCGGCCACGTCCCAGCCCTCTGCGGCCTCTTCGGGCGGATAGAGGACATGGCAGGACTTGGCCCCCGCCGACAAGATGGCCTGTGCCGCCTGCGTGGCGTACTCCCAGCCCGGCTTGTCGCGGTCGGGCCAGATCAGCACAGCCTTGCCGGACAGCGGCGACCAGTCCGTTTTATCAACCGGAGCGTTCGCGCCGTGCATGGCCGTGGTGGCATTGACGCCCGCGTCGATGAGAGCCTGCGCACATTTCTCGCCCTCGACCAGCACCACCTGCGCGGCGCTGGCCATCCCAGGCTGGTTGTAGAGGGGGCGCGGATCGGGCGGTGCCATCTTGCGACGCTTGGCATCCCATGGCCGGAACTGCTTCTTCTGCCCAGGCGGGTCGTAGCGGTAGACGACGGCGATGAGATGGCCCGCTGCATCGAGGTAGTCCCACTTGGCGGTGGCGGGGCCGAGTTCGTCGACGGGCACGGCCTTTTTGCCGGATCGGCGCACTGGCATCTCGCGAGCGCGACCGAGCAGATCAGCCGCCGCATCCAGCACACGATTGAAGTCGGTGTGGATGTCGAGCGCCGAATGCCCGGCGATCAGCGAAAAGATGTCGCCGCCATCGCCCGTCGCGCGATCGGTCCACAACCCAGCTTTCTCACCGTCCAGCACCACCTCAAGGCTGTCGCCAGGACTGCCCAACACGTCCCCGATCAGGAACTTGCCCCGGCGTCGCTTGCCAGCTGGGAACATCGTGGCCAGCACCGAGGAAAGGCCAGCGATCAGCCCAGCACGCAGCGCCTCACGTTCACTGTCATCAAGGGTGCGTCCAGGCTCGACTGGTTTTGGGGTGTCATTGAAGTCAAGCATCGGTGGCACCCCCGATCACATCGGCGATGCCAGCCAGTTCGTATGGAATGCGAGATTCATGGCGCAACTTGCGCAGCGCCTTCCCCTCAATCTGGCGAACGCGCTCGCGCGTGACCTCCATCTTCTCGGCGACCTCATCGAGCGACGATCCGACAAAGAAGCGCTCGCGGATCACGTCCGCCTCACGCGGGGTTAGCGTATCGAGTGCATCCTGAATGATGCGACTTGCCTGCGCATGGCTGACCAGCTTCAGCGGGTCGGCGGATGCCGTTCCACAGGCCAGGGCTTGCACGCTGCCTGCATCCAGATCGATGCTGGAATGGTTGGTTTCCAGCGGCTGAAGCTGTGCATCCGACCACAGATCGGAGGGCGATGCGTTCAGGAAATCACACAGGTTCCACGCGCATTCCCGCAACAAGCCATCCGGCCGCAACGGCGAACGGGTGAGGTTGATGTAGGGCAACAGCGCCCCGTAGTAGCTGATGCCGACGACGGCTGCGAACGGAGCGCCTGGCCTGTGACCCGCCCGTTCGATGGCACGCAGCAGACGGGCATTGCGCACGGTGACGCGAACACGATAGTCAGTCATGTGCGCCTCCTTGTGTGACTGCCCATGCCCTGAGCTCCGACATCCGGAAGCGAACCATCTGGCCGACTCGGTAGTGCGGAATGCGCTTGGACGCGCGGCACCGAGGTTTGGTGAAGTAGTACGGCGGAAGGTTGAGCAGACGCGCCGCGTGGCGTGCCCCCACCATTGGTTCCGCCGCTGGCGCTTGTGATTGGTTATGGTTCATTGCATCCTCCAGCAGCGGTCTTGCCAGGCACACATCCGGCATTCGAAGTGGGTTGAGTCATGAAAGGCACGTGGCAGCAGTTCGCCGGCTTCGGTCGCCGTGATGACCTTCACCGCCCGATCCGACATGCGCTGAGCCAGGGCCGCATCAAAGGGCACGAGCTCGGTGTAGATCTCCATCGTGTCGGCGTTGAGCGCCGTGAAGATCGCCGGGTGTTCGTGCAGTGCGAGATAGGCTTGGTAAATCGCCACTTGCGCGGCGTAGACGGGCTTGGAGATGGCCAGCCCCTTTTTCTCAAGGTCGCTCCAGGATTTGTTGCCCAGGCACTTGCACTCCCAGAGCGCGGGATAGGCGAAGCCCTCGGGGCCTCCAACGACAACGCCGTCGACGTGGCCTTGCAGGCGACCGTCAGCCACCGAGAAGCCGAATTGCTCGCCGTCTGCCTTGCGTGTGCGCAGGTCGAAACCTGCGTCCCGCAGCCACGCGACCATGCAGTCCT